AAATTTTTCTCCTTTTTTAATCTATCTCAGTTCACCACACTTTTAATTTTTTTTTTTTAATGATACGGCGACCACCGAGATCTACACTCTTTCCCTACACGACGCTCTTCCGATCTGTTTTCTTACACCGCACGCCAATTTTGAGGGTTTTAACAAGGGTCTATTTTTTGATTTAGGAGGTGAGAGCGTGGCAAATAAGTCACCAGCAAGGCGTGAGCCGTTTTACAAGCAAAATGACCGTTTTCTACCGCTTGACCCACCAAACTACTTAGGGACAGTAGCGAGAACGGTTTGGACTAAAATCATTCCTTTTTTAAAAGCAACAGAAAAGGTCGAGCGTATCGATACCTTTCTAGTAGAAACCTATTGTACGACATACGAGATCTACAAGAAAGCTTATGAGGACGTTAAAGAAAACGGTATCCAAACCGAGATTATTAAATATATCCAGTCTCCCGGTAGTGGTGAAATTTTAGGTGAACAATCAATGGGATTTAAGAAAAACCCCGCTGTTGCGACGATGAAAGATGCCGCTGAAACCCTTAATAAGATAGGTATTCAGCTAGGTCTGACCCCTAAAGGACGGGCAGAATTGGCTGAAATAGCCGGAAGTCAAGCGGATAATAAGTCTCTAGGGGATATGATGAAAGAATTCCTAGGTAAGTGATTGGAAAGGAGCAATAGTGAAAACGAATCTGATAAAAACTCATGATATAGATGCAGCGTATAAGGAATTTGATTTCACTGACATCGCTAAAAAATATCAAGACGATGGTACAAAATATTGCTTTGATGCCTTAGAAGGTCGAATAGTGACTGGATATATGATTAAATTGGCATGTTTCAGACACTTACGAGACTTACAAAGACAAGGCAACAACGACTTTCCATATACCTACGAAACGACTGAAGCGGACAAATTATTGCGTTTTGCTAGGATATGTCCAAACGTTGACACTGGTGAGCCTACACAGTTGATGCCGTGGCAGAAATTCATCCTATGTATGCTTTTCGGGTGGAGAAACGCTAACGGCGGTAAACGTTTCAGCCGTGCCATTGTTTCGGTAGGTCGTGGTCAAGGTAAAACGTATTTGATGGCTATTCTTACGGCGTATTCATACTTCATTGAAAGTTTCGGGTTATCCAACCAAGATTATCTGGTTACATCTATCAACTTCAAACAAACAAACAAGTTGCTTGGTTACATCAAATCTATGATGAAACAGATAATCCAAAATGAGCCTTTCAAGAGTTTGGCAAACGAAACTGAATTGGGTTTGCATAGTGACCAAGTTATTATGAAAGCTAACAATAACGTTTTAAGGGCGATATCTGCTGAAAGTGGGCAATATGATAGTTTTCATTTTACAACCGCTATTTTTGACGAAATTGGAGAAATCGAAACAAGAGATGCAGTATCTAAAATCGTTTCTGGGCAAGTAAAAGTCCCGAATAGACAGTTTGTCCAAATCTCTACGGCTTACCCAAATCCGTCTGTTCCATTTAGGGAAGACCAAAGGATTATGCAGCAAGCTATGGAAGACGACGATAGTAGGGATGCTGATACGTACCTTTGCTTAGTGTGGTCGCAAGATAACCTTGATGAAGTTTTCCAACCAGAAACATGGGGGAAAAGCAATCCACTTTTAGACTTGGAACAAGAACGTGACAACCTTATGAAAGGGTTGATGGATAAAAGGGATAGCGACTTATTAAGTGGTAACCTTGCCGATTTCCAAGTAAAAAACATGAATTGTTGGTTGCTGGCAGATAGCAATAGTTTCCTTGATTTAGACGACATTGAAAATGCAGTCGTTGATGAATTTGATATCAAGGGCAAGCGTGTATATGTCGGACTGGATGCGTCTATGTTCAGTGATAACACAGCCATTGGTTTCGTCTACCCCTACGTTGCTGAAGATGGCAGTCAGAAATGGCATATCGAACAACATAGTTTTATCCCTTGGCAACAAGCGGGCTCATTGGAAGCTAAGATGGAGCAAGACGGCGTTAACTATCGAGACTTGGAAACCAAAGGCTTTTGTACGATCACAAGCCACCCACAAGGGCTAATCAATCCAGAGGAAGTTTACCGTTGGTTTTGTGAGTATGTAGAAGACAATCAGCTTGATGTGGTCTTCTTCGGCTATGACGCTATGGGGGTTTCAAAGCTTATCAAAGCCTTGGAATCTAACACTAGCTTCCCACTTATGCCGATTAGACAACGGACAAGCGAGTTGAAAGACCCTACGAAATTCCTTCAAACGCTCTTTATCGAAGGAAATATCACACGCTTGGATGATGAAATCATGCGAAAAGCCTTGATAAATGCGGTAATCAAAGAGGATAACATCGGTATCCAAGTAGATAAAATGAAATCTACTTACAAAATCGACGTGGTGGACGCTCTTATCGATGCATTCTATGATGGCATGTATGCTTTCGAAGACTACGCTATTACCAACAATCCAACGTGGAAGGTAGAGCACATGAGCCAAGAAGCCGTTTTAAATTGGCTAAAAAACCCAGACAGTGGGCTATTAGAGGAGTATTAAGACATGATTTTGAAGTTTTTTAAGGCAATTTGGGCTATTTTTGACATTTTGATGTTCATTTTAGCTGCAATTTCGCTTAATTTAACAACTTATAACCTCGGTTACGTGTGGTTTGGTATTAGTATGACCATTACATTCGTACTAGCTGGGTTGATTAGTGAACTAGCCGCAAAAAAAAGCTAGAAAGGAGGTGATAATAATTGCCGATATTTAATTTAGCAACCGAAAGCCCACCGAGCAATCAAGGGGGCTTTTTTGATATCACTGATCCAGAGTTTTTAGCTACTTTAAATGGTAGTGAGTGGGTATCAGCCGAAACCGCTCTAAAAAACTCGGACCTATTCTCTATTATCAGTCAGTTATCCAATGACCTTGCGACTGCTAAGCTAACGACTAGCCGAAAACAAATGCAAGGCATCGTGGATAACCCGTCAAACAATGCTAACCGCTTCAATTTTTACCAATCTATCTTTGCTCAAATGCTATTGGGTGGTGAAGCCTTTGCATATCGATGGCGTAATGATAATGGGCGTGATATGAAGTGGGAGTATTTAAGACCATCTCAAGTCACTTTCAATCGATTGGACAATCAGAATGGCCTTTATTACAACATCACGTTTGATGACCCACGTATTCCGCCGAAACAGCACGTACCACAAAGCGACATCTTACACTTTAGACTACTTTCTGTAGATGGTGGTTTGACAAGCGTAAGTCCGTTGATGGCTCTTGGTAGAGAATTGGACATTCAAAAGGCTAGTGATAAGTTAACGCTTAATTCCCTTAAAAATGCCCTAAATGCTAATGGTATTTTGAAAATCAAGGGCGGTGGTTTGCTCGATTTCAAAACTAAGGTCTCACGCTCTCGACAAGCAATGAAGCAAATGCAAGGCGGTCCGTTGGTACTGGATGATTTAGAGGATTTCACACCTCTTGAAATTAAATCCAACGTGGCCCAATTACTTAAGCAAGCGGACTGGACGACCGGACAATTTGCAAAGGTCTACGGTATCCCAGAAAACGTTGTCGGTGGGCAAGGCGACCAACAGTCTTCACTAGAAATGAGCTCAAACGTCTATTCTAAAGCAGTAGCACGATATTTAAGACCATTCCTTAGTGAGTTATCTCAGAAACTTTCGTGTGATGTTGATGCGGATATTTTCCCAGCGGTTGACCCGACTGGTGCTAACTATATCAGCCGTATCAATAGCATGGTTAAAAGTGGCACACTCGCACAAAATCAAGGCTTGTATATTTTGCAACAAGCCGAGATTTTGCCTAAAGAGTTGCCAGAGGGTAAGAACCCTAACCGTACCACATTGAAAGGAGGTGAGACAAATGGGCAAGATTGACATTAAAGGCGATATTGTAAGCGATGATGCTGGTGCTTTCTACGAATACTTCGGCATGTCTAGTACCTATCCCAAACTGGTACAAGATGCCATTGCTAACGATGAAGACGAAGAAATCACACTCAATATTGCGTCAAATGGTGGTGATGTGTTCGCAGCAAGCGAAATCTATACAATGCTTAAGGCTAGTGGCAAACGTATTGTGGTTAATGTGCAAGGGCTTGCGGCTAGTGCTGCGAGTGTCATTTCTATGGCTGGTGATACCGTTCGTATCAGTCCAACGGCACACATCATGATACATAAGGCATCTACTGGTATCGTCGGTAATAGCGACGACCTAGAGCATCAATCAGCGGTCTTAAATAGCATTGATGAATCCATCGCTTTGGCTTATGAAATGAAGACTGGTCTTAAACAACCGGAATTACTTGATCTCATGGCTAAAGAGACATGGCTTAATGCTAAAACTGCCGTTGATAAAGGCTTTGCGGATGAAATCATGTTCTTCAATGATGATGAAGAAGAAATCATGGTTACGAATGCCGTACATCAACTACCAAGCAAATCAGCAATCACTAAATTTAAGAATATGATTGCGACACCTAAAACCAATTCATTGCGTGAGCAGAAATTGGCGATTTTACTTGAAAAATGAAAGGAAGATGATTGATGAAAACATCAAACGAATTGCATGACCTTTGGGTTGCACAAGGCGACAAGGTCGAAAACTTGAATGAAAAACTTAACGTAGCTATGCTTGATGATTCAGTTACCGCTGAAGAATTGCAAGCAATCAAGAACGAACGTGACACTGCGAAAATGAAACGTGACATGTTCAAAGAACAATATACTGAAGCTCGTGCTAGTGAAGTAGCTAACATGACTGAAGAAGACAAGAAACCTTTGACTGAAAACGAAGAAGAAGTTAAAGCTAACTTTGTTAAAGACTTTAAAAACCTCGTTCGTGGTCGTTACCAAAACTTGCTTGATTCTAAAACAGACGCTACTGGCTCAGACGCTGGCTTGACTATCCCACAAGATATCCGTACAGCTATCAATACATTGGTTCGTCAATATGACTCATTGCAAGAGTATGTAAATGTTGAAAACGTAACTACTCTTACTGGTTCTCGTGTCTACGAAAAATGGGCTGAAATTACTGGCCTTTCTAAACTTGACGATGAAGCTGGTCAAATCGGCAACAACGACGACCCTAAATTGTCACTTATCAAGTACGCTATCAAACGCTATGCTGGTATCTCTACAGTGACAAACAGCTTGCTTGCTGATTCTGCCGAAAACATCCTTGCTTGGTTGTCTGGATGGATTGCTAAGAAAGTTGTTGTTACTCGTAACAAAGCTATCTTGGAAGTTATTGCAACACTCCCAACTAAACCAACATTGGCTAAATGGGATGACATCATCGACCTCGAAGCTAAAGTTGACCCAGCGATCAAACAAACGTCATTCTTCTTAACTAATACTTCAGGCTTCACTGCCCTTAAGAAAGTTAAGAACGCAATGGGTGATTACCTCATGGAACGTGATGTTAAATCACCAACTGGATACTCAATCGATGGTTTCGCAGTTAAAGAAGTTTCTGACCGCTGGCTTGCTAACAGTACTGGTGGAGTTATGCCGTTGTATTTCGGCGACTTGAAACAAGCGGTAACATTGTTTGACCGTCAACACTTGTCATTGCTCTCTACTAATATCGGTGGCGGTGCATTTGAAACTGATACGACTAAAGTACGTGTTATTGACCGCTTCGATGTTGTTAAAACTGATGAAGAAGCGTTTGTGCCAGCGTCATTCAAAGCTATCGCTGACCAAAAAGCTAATCTTACTGCTGGAGCTTAATTTAGGAGGTAAGCAATGAGTGTATCTAAGGAAACCATCATGCAGACCTTGAATCTGGATGAGACAGACGACACTGCACTCATTCCAGCTTACATTGAATCGGCTCAACAGTACATTATCAATGCAGTCGGTAGTGATCCAAAATTCTACGACCTTGAAAGTGTAGAATCTCTATTTGACACGGCTGTAATTGCCCTCACAAGCACTTATTTCACATACCGGGTGGCTTTAACCGACACGGTGACTTATCCGATTAACCTAACTCTAAATAGCATAATCGGGCAATTAAGGGGCTTATACGCAACGTATAGTGAAGAAAGAGGTGACTAATGCCTAAAGTTAGATATTTACCCTCAGACTTTCGCTTTAAAGCTGATTTTGGCACATACCAAAGCACCCCTAACAAGTTTACGGGTGTGAGCGTGCCAAAGTTTGTGAAACAGTTTACGCTGCACTATAAGCCACACACTCGCACACTCAATCAAGAGTATTTGGCCCAACAAAATGGCGAAAGTGATACAAGAGTGATTGTTATTCGTCATAACGCTAAAGTTATTGAAGGTCAAGTTGCCGTCCTAAATGGCACTCAGTATGATATTGTGCGTGTTAGCCCAAACGAAAACTTTGGACTTAACCGCTACGACTTTCTGACATTGCGGAAGCATAAGAAAGTTGGGTGATGGCTTATGGTAGGACTTGACAAAGCACTAGAGGGCTGGCTTGAAACAGTCGCCAGCATTGGTGATTTGACACCAGCGGAACAAGCCAAAATTACAACCGCTGGTGCGAAAGTGTTTCAAAAAGAGTTGGAAGAAGTGACTCGTGAGAAACACTACTCAAATAAAAAAGATTTGAGGTATGGGCACATGGCTGACGGTTTATCTGTCCAATCCACGAATGCGGATGGCAGAAAAAACGGTGTGTCAACAGTAGGGTGGAAAAACAATTACCACGCACAAAATGCCAGACGATTAAATGACGGCACTAAAAAATACCGTGCTGATCATTTCGTTACCAATGTCCAAAACGATAGCAACGTTCAAAAGAAAGTGCTATTGGCAGAAAAAGAGGAATATGAAAAACTCATTCGCAAGAAAGGAGGAAAGTGATTAAGTGTTAGCAACCGTAAAACTAAAAGAGTTGATTGACGGCAAAGAATTTGGTGAAATAAGCGAAGTTTACGCAAACAACTTGCCGAAAGAACTCGAAGAAAACACCGATAAGACAATCGTTTTGCTCACTGAAAGCAATCCATCCCTTGATTTGAGCGGGAATAATACCTTTTTCAGTAAAACAGATAGAGTAGAGGTCCAGATTTTCTACAAGGCTGATATTAATTTTGATATTGAAGCCTTTGAAATGAAACTACTGAAGTTTCTGAAATCTGAACACTACTCAATTACAGATATGAGAGAACACAGCATAGACCCCGACACATTGCAGATTACGGTGGTCTTTTTTGTTGCTCTCGATAAGCTAATTTAACAAAGGAGAAATAACTATATGGCAATTGTAGGTTTGAAAATGGTTCGACTCGCTTTGGTCGACCCTAAAACCCAAAAACTCATTAAAGGGGCTGACGGCCTTTCAACAGACGGTGTAATTGAAGTCGATTCAAGCATGCTTGGTACTCGTACCGCTAACATCTCGAATTTGGAAGGTCAAGCGACTAAAATTCCTGGGAACAACTCAGTGCAAGACGTTATGATCGCACCAGGTTCACCAACAGTAGCGTTTGACTTCAATAACCTCGACTTTGAAATTAAACAAAAAATGCTTGGTTTCAAAGCAGACGGCAAGGGTGGTTACGTGATGGACGGTGAAAAACCACACACAGCGGTTTTGATTGAATCTGAAACACTTGACCGTAAACACTCAGTGTTCTTTGGTTTCGCTAACGGTATTATGCAAGAATCAACTCAAAACGTTGCTACAGATACTGATACTGCCCAAACTCGCCAAGACGATAATATGACATTTAACGCATTGTCAGCCATCTCGTTCAACGGTGAGCCTTACAAGAAATACTACACTGGTGCATCTAACTACGATAAAGCTAACATGTTCAAAGAAGTATTCGGTGGATATGTCCTTCCTGCTGCTACAAACAGCATTTAATAATTCGCAAGAGGTCGGGCTCATGGCCTGACCTCTATTTTTGTGTTAAAGGAGTAAAGATAAATGGAAATCAGAACTATTCAAATCCCAGAAATCAGTAAGAAATCATTCAAAGTTAAAACTAGCAACCGCAATGTCTTGCGTATGCATGAATACCAACTAGCAGTACTTAAAATTAGCGATACTGTTGAAGATGGCGATACACAAGAGCAAGCACAAGCCAGCTTTACCATCCTTAAAGAAATGCTTGGTTTCATCCGTGCTATTCTCGACTTGGACGATGAAGCCTATGACAAATTGCTCGATTTGGACAATGAACGTACACAAGAGATTGCCGAAAAAATGGTGGGCTACATGTACGGATTGACAGACGAACAACTTGAAAATGCTGCTGGTGAAACTGACCCAAAAGAGTAAAATCTAAAGGCGAACAGATTTTTGATTTAGAGAATCGCATTGAAGATTTGAAAATCATTGCTAAGAAATCAATCCAAGGTTTTGGGTGGACATTAGATCAGTATTACGACACTGATTATTACGAGCTAATGAAAATCTTAAACGCCAAAGAGGAAGAAGATAGGATGGTTGACCCAACATCTTTACTCTAAATTTTTAAGGAAAGGAGGAAAAAATATTACATGGCAAAAGTACAAGCTACCATGTCCACGGAAATCGCCTTGGATACGCTACAAGCTGCCAATTCGATTAAACGGTTAACTCAGTTAGTCAATAGCTCTACGAACGCATGGAAGGCACAAGAAAGCCAAATGCGTAGTGCTGGGGACTATCTGGGAGCAGCACAAGCTAAGTATGATGGATTGGGTAATGCTATTCAAAACCAACAACATAAGATTGAGAAACTGAAACAAGAACAGTCTCAACTTAAAGGTAGTACCGCTGAAACTGCTGAACAGTACCTTAAGTACCAACAACAGATTGACCAAGCTACTACACGCTTGGCATCGTTGGAAAACCAGCAACGACAAGCCAAAAATAGCCTAGATTATCATAAATCTGGGCTTTCTGAATTGCAACGTGAGTACAAAGCCCAAAACGAAGCCTCAGACACTTATATCAAGCGTCTGAAAGCAGAGGGCAAGGAAGACGAAGCTAGACAGGAACAACTCAAGCAATACAAGGGTTCGATTACTAATTTAAATAAGCAGTATGAGACCCAAAAAGAAATGCTTGAGCGTGTCGCTAAACAGTCTGGAAGAACAAGCGATGAATACCGCAAGCAAAAGCAACGTTTAGACGAAACAGCTACCAGTCTAGCGCATACTAGGAACGCCGCTGACAAGCTGAATGATGAAATCGAGCAAAGCCAACGGTCTAGCACATTCATTGGACGCTTGAAAGAGAGTTTTAAACGCTTAGGAAGTGAAGTCAGTGAGACTGAACATAAAACCTCACGGCTGAAAGGTATCTTTGGCGCTACGTTTGCGGCTAACTTGATTAGTAACGGTTTCCAGAATGCATTGGGAGCTATCAAAGGCAAGTTTGACGAAATCGCACAATCCAGTGCCGAATACGTTAAATACCAACAAACCATGAACGCCACTTGGCTAACCTTGACGGGTAATGCTGAAGAAGGTAAAAAAATGGTCGATATGACCAACCAAATGGCACAAGCTGCGGCTAACTCAACCGAAATGGTTGACGGCATGAACCAAAAATTCTATGCCGTTACTCACAACACCGAGTTAACCAAACAACAAACGCAAGCCATCTTGACTTTGCAAGACGCTTTTGGTCAAACCGATGCAGCCGTTGAGAATTTCGCAACCCAATGGGCTCAAATGATTGCCAATGGTAAGGTCCAAGGGCAAGACATGATGTCAATCATCAATGTCTTCCCAGAAATGAAAAACCAACTTAAAGAAGTAGCTGCACAAGAGCTTGGCATTGCAGACATGACCGCCGATAAATATGCAGAGCTACAAAAAGATGGTAAGATCACCGCAGAAATGGCACAGAAAGCCTTGTTTGAGTTGCAAGATAAATACAAGGACGCTACTGCCAATTTCTCAACCACTATCGGTGGTCTTGAAAGAACTATCCAGTCTCGTATGCCAGCGGTGGTAGCGGCTTTCCGTGACCCAATCGATAAAATGAAAAACCCATTCTTGCAACAGATTGGGAATTGGGTTGCTGACCCTAACACTGAGACTAAGTTTAAAGATTTAGGGGAACATGTTTCTAAAGGTCTAGGCACTATCATGGATGCCTTTTCTAAAGTCTTTAATCTAGGTAGTGGTACCGACAAGCTCAATGGCTTCATGGACGGTCTCAATAAGTTTGTCGATAACCTTAGCAAGAGTATTGCTAACAACGCCCCTAAAATTGTAGCTTTCTTCAAGGAAACCAAAGACAGTTTAGGTGCGGTTTTCAGCATTGGTAAAGACTTTGCTGGTGGTGTTTGGGAAGTTGCCGTTGACATGATTAAAGGTGTCGCTGGTGCATTTAACCTTATGACCGGTAACGGTAAGAAAGCTAAAGGGCCAGTCACATCACTATCTAAGGCATTGGGTGGCATTGCAAAACATAAGACGGCCATTAAAACAGTCGGTTCTTTGTTTGCGGCTTACTTTGTAGGTTCTAAGGTCGCTCTTGGAATAACGGCAGTAGTCAAAGGCATTCACGCATGGCGAACAGCTACAGTCGGAATGACAGCTGCACAAAAAGCAATGAACTTAGCTATGGCTTCCAACCCTATCGGTTTGATTGTGGTTGCAGTAACTACGGCTATCACTGCCTTGGTATTGCTCTATAAACACAACAAGAAATTCAAAGAGTTTGTAGATAATATGTTTAAGGCTGCCAAAAAAGCCTTTGATAAAATCTTCAAGGTTACTAAAGAAATCTTTGGTAAAATCATTGATTTCTTTAAAAAGGACTGGAAACAAGTCCTTTTATTCATCGCTAATCCAATTGCTGGGGCTTTCGCTTTAATTTACAAGCACAATAAGAAATTCAAGAAATTCGTCGATGGTATTGTTAAAAATATCAAGGATGGTTTTTCTAATGCTGGTAAGTGGCTTGGCAAGACATGGGATGGCATGAAAAAAACTTGGACCGGTGCGATGGATTCAATGACCAAGAGCACCAAGAAAGGTTTTGAAAAGACCAAGACTTACTTCACTGGTGGTGAAAAAGGTATCAAAGCCTTTACCAACACCGCCAAGAAACTGCTTGTAATCTCTAATCCGGTAGTCGCTGGCTTTGAATTGATGTACAAGCACAACAAACCGTTTAAGAAGTTTGTTGATAGCACGGTGGACCACGTCAAAGATATGGCGAAAGGCGTTGCAAAACACATGAGTAATCTTAAGAAAGATTGGTCTGACAAGTGGGACAACGTTAAGAAATTCGCATCAAAAACATGGGACGGTATCAAGGGCAATGCTAGTGAAGCTATGATTGCTCTTGGTAAGGATATCGACAAGCACCACAAGGGTATCAATAAGAACTGGTTTGATGGTTGGGAAAACTCTAAGAAATTCCTTTCGAAGAAATGGGATGAAATCGGAGCGTTAACGCAAGAAAAATTCGGCGTTAACATTACCAAATTAATTACCGATGCCTTAACCAATATCGGTAAATTCTTCAAAGATACGTGGGAAAATGTCAAAAAAGGTTTTGGTGAAATGTGGGACGGCATGAAGAAACTTGCCGGTGACGGTATTAATGCTGTCATTGCCTTGCCAAACGCTGGTATTGACGGTATTAACAAACTGATTTCTGATTTCGGTGGTAGCAAGGAAGCTATCTCTAAAATCCCGAAAGTTAAGTTCGCCGACGGTACTGGTATGTTTAGTTCATACCGAAATCCAATCACCAAACCTACGTTAGCTACACTCAATGACGGCTACGATAGCCCAGAGACTAACAACCAAGAAATGGTCATCTTGCCTAACGGTAAGTCATTCTTGCCACAAGGTCGCAATGTTGAATACCTCTTGCCAGCCGGTTCGGAAGTCATCAATGCTAGTGAATTGGCTATGCTCATGGGTGTTGAACGTGGAGCGTTTGCGAAAGGTACTGGTTTCTGGTCTAAAATCTGGGATACGGCTACTAATGTAGCTGGCTCAGTGTGGGATACCATGAAAAACGGTGTTGACAAGTTCATGAAGATGATTGAGTTTGTCACCGACGTTGTTAAAGACCCCGTTGGATCATTAGCTAAGAAATTCAGCCCTAATGCTGATAAGTTAGCTGGTATGTTTAATCCGCTTGGTAATGCACTGTATAAGAAACCAGTCGAAGAAGCTAAGAACTGGTGGAAAGAACTTTGGTCTATGGCTAATGCCTCAATGGATGAAGGTACAGTGGCTATGGGTGCCAAAGGTGATGACTACCGCTTCAAAGACAAGGCTAAAGACGCTGGTGCTGACCCGTGGGGCTATTTCTATCGTGAGTGTGTATCATTCGTTGCCAGTCGTTTGGCAAACCTTGGTGTCAAACCTAGTCTATTTAGTCACCTTGGGAACGGTAACCAGTGGATTTCTGCAAGCGTACCACACTTAAGCAGACCTAAACCTGGTACAGTAGCCGTTTACACTGGCGGACCTGTTTCAAGCAACCACGTTGACTTTGTAACTGCCGTTCATGGTGACACTTATGATGGTGAAGAATATAACTACGGTGGCAATGGTCAGTATCACCAATATGCAGGCCGTCATATTTCAAACGCTGCTACCTTCCTTGATTTCGGTGTTCGAGACAGTGGAAGTAGCGGTGGTGATGATAGCAAACCGTTGAAAGACCGAAACAATCCACTTCAAACGTTGATTAAACGACAAGTTGGTGGCATGTTTGACTGGATTAAGAAAACCCTCGGCCCATTGCTAAGCCCAGCGGGTGGCGGTGAAGATAATCCACAAGGTACGGGAGTAGCTAGATGGCGTGATTCGGTAGAAAAAGCACTGAAAGCCAACGGCTTGCCTACCACTCAAGAATACGTCGGGGCTTGGTTGCGACAAATTCAAAGTGAGTCTGGCGGTAACCCTAATGCCGTCCAAGGTGGATATGTCGATATCAATACCTTGACCGGAGACCTTGCCAAAGGTTTGGTACAAACAACATCCAGTACATTTAATTCATTCAAGCATAAAGGTCATGGAAACATCTTCAACGGCTATGATAACCTTTTGGCTGGTATCGCTTATGCGAAATCTCGTTACGGTGGCAACATGCTAGCAGTTATCGGACACGGACATGGCTACGCTAACGGTGGTCTAGTCCACAAGAATGGTGTCTATGAATTGGCTGAGGGCGATATGCCAGAATATGTTATTCCAACGGATATCGCCAAACGTGGTAGAGCGTGGCAATTACTTACTGAAGCAGTGGCACGTTTTGCTGGGGATTCCCCACAAGGAAACCACGATAATAGTTCAGACCGTGAGCGTGTTTCTGTTCTCGAAGATAAATTGGATGTCATGATTGGCTTATTAAGTCAATTAGTAACCAATGGCTCTAACCCAATCGAGATCAGAAACGTTATTGATGGTAGAAGTGTGTCAAACGGGTTAGCACCGTTTATGACAAAAGCAACAAACGATTACGAACGCAGACAAGCGTTGCTAGGAGGTAGCATTATTTGATAGGAATGTCAGTAACTTATGACGGTAAAAACTTAACCGAATTATTCAATGAGGAGCAAGGGCGTACCGTTCCAGTGGATGTCACTAAGAATGTGGCATCTAACTTCAATAACAACTATCAAGACCAAGGGCGTAGACGCTACGGCCAGCAATTCCTATATAGCACCTTGTCCGTCAAGCAAATTCAAGTATCGTTTACCCTAGTCGGAAACTACGACTACTTTAATACTATCGCTGAAACGCTAGGCGGTTATCTGAATGTAGATAAACCAAAACCATTGATTTTTGGCGATGAACCTAACAAGGTTTGGGAAGCTATCCCGTCTGGTCAAGCGTCCTTAACAGTAGACAAGAACACGGCACCGATTACCGCAACAGTAACGGTTACGTTCGATGTTCCTAAAAGCTACGGTGAGAATAAGGCACAAGCCCTAGTAAGTAGCGACGGTGAAACCAAATACGGCAGTATTAAGAAAATTTCAACTGGACACTACAAAGCTACGTTGAAAAACTTTGGTACGGCTGAAACTTACCCAGACATCAAGTTGAAATTTAACTCGGATAATGGCTGGGTTGGTATTGTGAAATCATCTAGTGAAAGCTATGAGATTGGAAATCCTAATGAAGCCGATATGCAAGATGTTAAGCGTTCCGAGGTCCTTTTGGACTATCGAAATGCTGAAGATGTCAGACGAGGGTTTGCGTTAGGTCAAAAAAATGTTGGTCGTTTCAACGATGACACCGAAAACCTAAACGGAACATTGGGCTTGATTGATGTATTTAATCGTCCTAACATTGCCTTAACTACAAGGGGCAGTGGACCTAGACAGAAAAATGGTAGCTCGATAACATGGGAAATCCCAGCGGATTCTAACGGTGATAAAGGCTCACTTAACGAATATATCTGGTGGCGTGAAGTGTTTTGGCTAGGATTGCCTAACCAGTACGGTTTCATCAAACTTTCGGTTACTGACGAAAAAGGTGAATTTCTCTACGGTGTAGAGACCTTGAAAACAGTTAATGGTCTTGACTGCGAATATAACTTCCTTGTCAGCGACGGCAAAGGTGGTTACAAGATTGTCGAGAACAAGCATTTTTATGGCACACACCTAGACGAGCATAACCCGTTTAACTCAACTCGTGGGTGGTCAGATATCACCCGTAGGGACGATGAAATTACGTTTTATTGGTGGGGTTCGTACCCTAAATTTAAGATACCAGCTCTAAAAGGGCGTAAGTCTAAGAAGATTAATGTCTTACTTGCTGGAATCCAACAAAGTCCGATTGTAACTCACATGTATCTTGATGAAGTGTACTATCGTAAAGATTTTGTCAGTGCTACCGAGGATATCCCTAACCGTTTTAGTAAAGGCTCAGTGCTAGAAGTCGATATGTCAAAAGGTAAGAGTTTTGTTGATAATCTGCCAGTCTCTAATGAGTTAACATACTTATCAGAGCCGTTTAGCATTGGTACGGGTGAAACTGAAATCGATATCTACACATCAAGTTGGATAAGAACTGACCCAACTATTGAAATCTCTTGGAAGGAGCGTTATGTTTAATGCAAATTTGGATTCATGATAAAAACATGCGTAAGGTTTGTGCCCTAAACAATAACGTTCCGGGCATGCTGCCCTACTCTAACAGTCAATGGCACACTTATCTTGAATACTCAACCAGTACATTCGATTTCACAATTCCTAAAATTGTGAATGGTAAAATGCACGAGGATGTAGCTTACATCAATGATCAAATGTATGTGTCATTCTTCTACGATAATACCTATCACGTTTTCTATGTTTCGCAGTTAGTTGAAAATGACACGTCGTTTCAAGTAACGTGTAACAACACCAACCTTGAGTTAGCTATGGAGAGCTCGCGCCCTCTTGCTAGCGGTAACGGAGCTAAAAGTCTTGAGTGGTATCTTCAAAATCTCGACTTGCTAGGTTTTGCCGGCCTTGAAATTGGTATCAATGAAATTGCTGATAAAACAAGAACTATCACGTTTGATTCTCAAGGTGGTACTAAGTTAGAGCAACTTCATAGTTTGATGAATCAATTCGATGCCGAATTTATCTTTCGTACCGAATTGAACCGAGATGGCACTTTGAAAAAGTTTGTCATTGACATTTATCAACAACCAGACGAAAACCACCACGGCATCGGCAAGGTCAGAGGGGATGTCATTCTCTACTACCAAAACGGCTTAAAAGGTGTTCAAGTTGCTAGTGACAAGACCCAACTATTCAACGCTGGGTATTTCACGGGTCAAGAGGGGCTTAATCTTAAAGATGTCGTTTTTGAAGAGAAAAACGCCAATGGTGAATCGGAGTTTTACTCATTCAAAGGTAGTCCGATGGTCTATGCACCTATTTCTGCTAAGAAATATCCATCCGCTATCGGTGATACTGGTACGGACGCTTGGACACGTAAGGACTTTGAAACCGAGTACAAAGATGTTAATGCTCTTAAAGCCTATGCGTTACGTACAATCAAACAGTATGCTTACCCACTATTGACCTATACCGTTGATATTCAATCTAGCTTTATTGAAAACTACAAGGATATTAACTTAGGTGATACTGTTAAGATTATCAATAATAATTTTAGAGGTGGGTTAGCTCTCGAAGCTCGTGTGTCTGAAATGGTAATCAGTTTTGACATGCCACTTAATAACTCAGTGGTGTTTACCAATTTCAGAAAGCTGGACAATAAACCGTCTGGTAGCTTACAACAACGTATTGATGAGATTGTTTCTAAGTCATTGCCGTACCGTGTTGAGATCACAACTACCAACGGTACGGTATTTAAGAACGGCGTTGGTCGCTCGACTGTTCGGCCAGTCTTAAAGCAAGGCGATAGAACAGTGGATGCAACATGGCGTTTCGTGATTGACGGTGCTATTAAGTATGTGGGCATGACCTACGACATGGTAGCAGCACAGATTACCCAACCAACCGCCTTAACAGTTTCAGCGTGGGTAGATAATAAAGAAGTAGCTTCAGAAGAAGTTACTTTTTTAAACGTCTCGGATGGTAGGAATGGCACTCCAGGACCACAAGGACCAACAGGACCAGCCGGACCTAAAGGCGATAGAGGTAACGACGGTTTGCCTGGTAAAAATGGGGTAGGCTTGAAATCTACCACTATCACTTACGGCATGAGCGATAGTGACACTGTAATGCCTACGAGCTGGACGGCAAACCCACCTATTTTGGTTAAAGGAAAATACCTTTGGACTAAGACACAATGGATGTATACGGACTTATCTAGTGAAACTGGGTATCAGAAAACATATATCCCACAGAATGGCTCTAAAGGTGACGATGGCTTACCCGGTAAAGACGGCGTTGGGCTAGTGAATACTACTTTGCGTTATGCGAAATCAACGGACGGTGTGAATAAACCGTCTGGAGTTGTGGTAGCTAATTTTCCTAACGAGATTAAGCCGAATCGGTCAAGTATCGATAATTTTATCATGACTGGCCAACGCGTCCGATTGGAACAAAGTAAGACTTATATCTTATCTGCCGAAACCAACGGAGCATTCACCAACCAACATACTCCAAACCAATCGAGTGACAATGCTACGATTTGGCTTGTCAATCCAAGTTTCGGTACATGGTTAGTGATCTCTGACGGTAATACAGCTAACGGCACAAAATACACTCACAACCGCCCTACTGGTGACTATGAAATCCGTGTCAATGGTTACAAAGCCGATAATTCGACATGGATTAAAAACATCGTATTCGAGGACGGTACATGGTCGCCTGACATCCCAGTGGTTAACCCCGGGGAGTATCTCTGGACTAGAACGACATGGTTCTATTCAGACGAAACGAACGAACAAGGTTTTTCCGTTGCGAAAATGGGAGAACAAGGACCCAAAGGAGACCGTGGGAATGATGGTATCCCCGGTAAGAATGGTATTGGCATTAGAAACACCAGCGTTCTATACGGATTATCTGTATCTGAAACCGTGCCACCTACGGCGTGGTATCAAAACCCACCAGCTTTAGTTAAAGGGCAATGGTTTTGGACCAAGACGGTTTGGACTTACACGGATAACACTACTGAAACGGGATACCAAAAAACCTACGTTGCTAGAGATGGTAACGATGGGAATAATGGTATCGCTGGTAAAGATGGTGTCGGTATTCGTAGCACCACAATCACCTACGCACAAGGAACATCAGGCACAGTAGCACCAACGACTGGTTGGACTAGTCAAGTGCCTAACGTACCGGCTGGGCAGTACCTCTGGACGAAAACCGTTTGGAGTTATACCGATAACACGAACGAAACGGGCTACTCGGTTTCTAAAATCGGTGAGCAAGGTCCGAAGGGTGATACTGGTGCTAAAGGTGATAGAGGAGAAAAAGGCGATAGAGGTTTGCCAGGGCCACAAGGTTTAACCGGTCCACAAGGTTTGCAAGGTCCAAAGGGCGACCAAGGTATACCCGGTGTCAAGGGCGCCGATGGTAAAACCCAGTATACCCATATAGCCTATGCTGACACGGTGTCTGGTAGTGGTTTTAGCCAAACCGACACTAATAAGGCGTTTATCGGTATGTACCAAGATTTCAACGCCACAGATAGCCGTAACCCACAAGACTATCGCTGGTCCAAATGGAAAGGCAGCGATGGACGGGACGGTATTCCTGGTAAGGCTGGAGCAGACGGACGAACACCTTACGTTCATTTTGCCTATGCAGATAGTGCCGATGGTCGAACTGGTTTCAGTCTTACACAGGACGGGAACAAGCGATATCTAGGCGTGTGTACTAACTTCGATAGAACTGATAGCACCAATCCAACCGATTATTCTTGGAATGATATGGTTGGTAGTGTTTCGGTTGGTGGTGAAAACCTTATCCGTAACTCAGCTTTTCCGGATAATTTGGACGGTTGGGGATTCTGGGAAGTGCCACAACCTAACTCGAATTTATCTGTGTCAAGTCATTCATCCTATTACAATGGCGCTAGACCGCTGTTCTTGCTGAAAACATCATCATCATTAGTCCCAGCGTCTACGCTACGTTTCCCAGTCAAACGAAATGCCAACTATTCTCTTAATGTTTCAATTTTGGCAGGCGGCAACCTAAAAGGGATGGATATCTATTTCCTTGGTCGCAAGTCAAACGAATCTAAAACGTTTAGCAAAGTAGTTAACATCAAGCATTTTGATGGTTCGCCATCCACAATCGGCGTTAAGAAATTTCACTTCACTTTTAACTCCGGCGAATGTGATGAAGGTTTTATTCGAATCGATAACAAGGGAACGGCTAACGGTAGTGAGTCGTTGTTGTTCTTCACTGAATTAGACTGCTATGAAGGTACTACTGACCGAGCGTGGCAAGCATCACCGAAAGACCTAGCTAGTCAGTTAGATAGCAAGGCTGATAGTGCGTTGACGCAAAGCCAGCTTAACCGATTGAATGAGATTAACTCAGTTATGAAAGCGGAATTAGAAGCGAAAGCATCCCTTGACACGCTCAACCAGTGGGTGAAAGCTTACCAAGATTTCGTGAATGCAAATAATGCTAATCGTGCTCAAGCTGAAAAGAATCTTGCGGATGCAAGTGCTCGTGTCGCAAAAATAGAGAACAATCTGAATGATATGTCGGAGCGTTGGAATTTCATCGACAGTTACATGGCTTCTTCAAACGAAGGACTCGTTATTGGTAAAACGGATAATTCTAGTTCTATGCTATTCAATCCAAACGGTCGTATTTCAATGTTCTCAGCCGGTAATGAGGTGATGTATATCTCGCAAGGTGTGATTCACATCGAGAATGGTATCTTCTCAAAAACTATTCAGATTGGTCGTTTTAGAGAAGAACAAGATTTCATTAACCCAGACCGTAACGTTATCAGATATGTAGGAGGTAAGTAAGTATGACAGAACACTGGTCAAATAACGATCGTGGATATCGCATCCGTTTGTGGATTGACCAAGTTAGTCAAAATCCAAATAGGAACACAAGCGATGTACGTATTCGATTGTATTTATTAAATACAGATAGAACGTTTTCAAGACGACAATGCAAGTGGTACGTTGACGGCTTCGGTCAATATATCGGTGATGTTAGCTACTTTGCTGTAACGAATAGAAATTCAGAAACGCTTATCGTCGATAAAACGATTACGGTCGAGCATACGAACGGGAATAACACATTTAACATTAGTGCTTACTTCTATTCATACGGTAACGCTGACGGCCCTTACGACCTCGATATTAAGAATGTGTCGAGGACACTTGATCCAATAGAAATAGGTGCATCGGTAGCCTTGCAAGACGGTGTTATTGGCAGCACAATTGATATTTCTGTAATAAAAAGGAACGAATCAGCAAAACACAATCTACGTTATTCGTGGTACGGGCACAATGAAACGATAATTGAGAATGTTGGGAATACATACAAGTGGACGATTCCAGAGAGTTTTATGAACGACATCCCGAATACCACTACTGGTTGGGGAACAATTTTCGTAGACACGTTCCTTAATGGGAGATTAGTGCAAACATCGTCAGCTACATTCAATGCTGGTATTTCATTAAATTTAGCGAGACCATATTTTTCAACCATAGCGTTAGCTGATGCTAATGCCCTAACGAGAAATATTACTCAATCGGATAGACACTTTGTTTCGGTTTTGTCTAAAATCTATGCACGTTTTGACGGTGTTGAAGCAAAGTTTGGAGCGTCTATCACGGGCTACTTTATGGAAATAGTCGGCAATAATAACACGATTTCTGCACCTAACGGAACTTTTCGTGAAATATCCGTTAACAAAGATACGCAATTTACGTTAAGAGGTCGCGTCCAAGACAGTCGGGGGTTATGGTCGGAATGGAAAGAATTCCCAATTACTGTCTTGAATTACTTTAGTCCAACGCTAAGATTCGAGGCGACTAGAAGTGGTGCAACCAATAGCACGCTTACCATCAAGCGTTTTGCCAAAGTAGCACCACTCATGGTTAACGGGGTACAAAAAAACCCTATGAAGCTAACGTTCACTACACAGCAGATTGATTCTGATACCAAAACCATCGACAATGGTGGAGCTGGTGGAACATGGTCGCAGATCGCTGAATTTAACGCATCAAACGCTAATCTCGGTAATTCGTACCCCGCCGACACATCCTATATCGTAATCGGTAAACTGGAAGATAAGTTTACTAGCGTTTCGTTTCAAACCACGGTTTCGGGGGACAGAATCGTGATGTCCTACGATAAAGAGGGCATCGGTATCAATAAATACCGAGAAAAAGGGGCGTTGGATGTTGACGGCTTGATATATTCGAACCGCAAACAGATTCAACACCACAAGCTGACAGAGCCAGACGGTGCCGCTATGGATACTAAAGTGGACAACCTAAACGACTATAGAACCACTGGTTTCTATTCGATTCTAGGTAATTACCGAAACCATCCAGCATCGGGCGAGGGTGCTTATTTGGAAGTCGTGGAAAGCCTATCTGGATACCATCAAACCTTAACCACTATTAGTGGTCGTATGTTTAAGCGGACGGTAACTAACAATTCCAACGGCTCATGGATTGAGTACACACCTAAACCGGAGAAACAAGAACCGGCGATAGTCAAGAAGCAAGCAGATTTAGGATGGGATGTCAAACTGAACCTTGTAAAAAAAGGGAGTGTGGTTACGGCAAGTCTTGTTCGAAACGTTTACAAAGTTGAAGGAAATCTTGAATATGCGCCTTTAACAGTAAAAATCCCAGATGGTTTTAAGCCATCAACACAAGTCCATTTAGTTGCTAATAAAAACAGTAGTTCTAAATTCATCGGTTCCGCAGTCTGGCATTTATCGCCAGACGGTAGTATTAATCTAACTAATCAACTTGCTGATTCAGCTGTATACACCGGCACAGTCACATATCTAACAGAGGATAATTAAGAAAGGAAAATAATATCATGGCACTTAAAATTACAAAACAACGCACAATCAATGCAGAATTTAATGTCGAAGAAGAAGGAGCTACAATCCTTGTCAAACAGACATTCATTAGCGTAGATTCCAACGCAGTCTCTACAGTTCAAGAGAATCTTCTAAACGCTGAACTCTATGCCAAACATCGTCAAGAAATGCGTACAGATGAACGTGCTCTGCGTGAGTTGCGTTACAAAGTAGAAGATGAGATTTTGGCTGATACGACAGAGGCTTGATGCGTAAAAAAATGGGGGTTAAATAAATATGTTAAGGAGTGTTAAATGCACAAACCAGACGGCATCTTTGGCGTCTTTGAAGTCGTCAAAGATTTCTATGAGCATGGCATAGACGAGCATCTATGGGTGTTCCTGCTCATGCTTGTAATCGTTGCTGATATCGTGTTGGGCGTTTCAAGGTCATGGGCTTTCCACGAATTTTCGAGCCGTAAGTTTCGAAAAGGGTTGGTTAGCCACACGGCTATGTTGATTATCGTGACCGTGTCTTATCCGTTTATGGTTTTTATGAATCTAGGCGGTGCTATGGATGCTTTTATTTTCGCCATGTTATCAGCATACGGGGCTAGTATTTTGGCTAGCTTATCGGCTCTAGGGGTTGAAATTCCCTTTATTGACAGATTTGTCAAGAAAAATATTGATAAGGATAAATTTAATCTTACCGAGGAGGAAGAAGAAAATGATTAACTTTAAACTACGTTTGCAAAACAAAGCTACTTTGGTAGCTCTTATCTCAGCGGTTTTCTTGATGCTGCAACAATTCGGGCTTGAAATCCCACATAACATTCAAGAGGGTGTAAATACATTCGTTGTGATCTTGGTAATTCTTGGTATCGTTACCGACCCAACAACTAAGGGTGTCGGAGACAGTGAGCGTGCATTAAACTATAACCACCCTCGTGAGGACTAGTTTATGGCTAAACTCATGACCTCAATCAACCAAATTGAAGGAGGTGACATTCTCAAAAGTGGGGATGTTACCTCAGTCTTTGGTTTTGAAATTTTGGGTTACGATGGTAAACGCATGAATCTGTCCGGCACTGGTAAGCTCACACTGTCAAACGACGAAACCGTGGCATTGTATCAAGATGTTTCTGTTGAAAATGGGATGTTCTCATTCTCAATGGGTAACGTGGTAGCTACTGGCACTTACTATCTTGAAATCAAACTAGAAGGGCATATTTTCCCATCTAATAATTTCAAAGTCAAAGTGAAGAACTCGTTAAATGCAGATAGTGCTATTCCATCGGACAAGAGCCCTAAATTAAAGTTACTAGCGGATGAATTGCGAGATTCTGGGCTAATCACTGGTGGCAGTGATACGACGGAAGACCTCGTTAATATCTACAATCTAGCTAAAATTTGAAAGGAATAACTAAATGAGTAAATTACATGATTTTGCCCAAGCTGTGGGTGCTGATATCAAGGAGATTAAAACAACCCTAGCAGGCAAGGCTGATAAGGGTTCGGAAGGTGTGACTGAAGAACGTTTGACACAAGCAATCACACAAGTTAAGACTGATATCATCGGTAATGCACCGGAAGAGCTCGACACACTCAAGGAAATCGCTGACAAAATCACTGCTGCTGGTGGAAACACCGACAGCGGTATCATCTCGAAAATGACCGAATTGGGTGGCCGTCTCGATACCATCGAGCAAGAGGATTTAGTTGACGTATATAATACAGCGAAAAACACCCTCTAAGGAGGTTGATTTATGAGCAATTTAAGCAAGGCCATTGAAGCCATTGGCCGCGATATTGGTGAAATTAAGAGGAAACAATCTTCATCCTTGTCTATTAGCCAAGCGTATGGTTTATTTCCAACATATAACAACTTTTTCCTACAGGTTCTAGAGCAAAATAAATTCGCGGCAGACCCACTTGTAACAAAATCTCAACTACCTACAAACGAAATTGACACTTTAAAACAGAAGGTCGAAGAGTTGGAGAGAACTATCTCGGAGATTAAACAATCTATTCAAAAATAATTATGAGAAAGGAGACCTATGACTTCAAAAACACAGTTGTTAAACACGCTTGAGAGCCTAGTCAATCAACGTGTCATTGTTCCCACTAATCCTTATGGCGGGCAATGTGTTGCCTTGATTGACAATGTGCTACAGTATCAAGGGTTGTTTAACCTTGATTTCAGCTATTTAAATGCCATTGATGGCTTGAGTAGAGCAGAAAGTCAAGGACTTAAAGTCACACGTTTTAACGGTGCGAACAATCCACCAGTCGGTAGTGTGTGGGTGACTAACTGCTTGCCATATCATCAATTCGGACATATCGGTTTCGTGGTTGCAGAAAACCCAGACGGCACAGTTACCACAGTCGAGCAGAATATCGACGGTAACGCTGACTGTCTCTACAACGGTGGATGGACACGCAAGGTCACACGAAACCTAGACAGTGCAGGGAATTTCAGTTATATCGATTGGAACGCACCAGCTCAGCAAATGGTCGGGTGGTTTGAATTGCCATTTGACGGCATGACTGAAAATGCCTATTTCATCGACGTATCAGCATATCAACCGGGAGACTTGACTGGTATCTGTCAAGCGTCCGGCACTAATAACACGGTAATCAAAGTGACCGAGGGTGTGGGTTGGGTTAGCCCAGTAGTAGCTCAACAAACTAACACAAGTAATTGTATTGGTTACTATCACTTCGCTCGTTTTGGTGGCGATGTGGCAACGGCACAAGCTGAAGCGAATTACTTTATCAGTAATCTGCCATCACACCCACGCTATTTGGTTTGTGATTATGAAGACGGCGCTAGTGGTGATAAACAAGCGAATACTAATGCAGTCCTAGCGTTTATGGATATCTGTAAGGCGAACGGTTTTGAGCCTGTCTATTATAGTTACAAACCTTATACACTGGCTAATGTTTATGTAGATCAAATCACTGCACGCTATCCAAATAGCCTATGGATTGCAGCGTATCCAGATTATGAGGTACGCCCAGAACCATATTGGGGTGTGTATCCAAACATGGAACATACACGCTGGTGGCAGTTTACAAGCACTGGTCTAGCTGGTGGATTGGATAAGAATGTTGTTATCATCAATGATGGTGATAGTTTAGTGAATAAGAAAGAGGATGAAGAAAATATGAATTATGTAGTACGCAGTACGTCAGGAAGTCAAGGTTATGTTGGAGTCGTTAATGGCCGAGTTTTCGGTATTGGGGCTATGCGCACAGTGGATGAACTACGTTCTAACGGCGCTAAACATTTGATGTTGGATGATGGCGACTTTGACCGTTTCTTGAATAGCCAATCAAACGACACGGCAGCGGTCTCTAAGGCAATTAATGAAGCTAGTGCCTCAGTAGTTAAGGCTATTGAAGAACGAGCACAAGCTACGCAAGGGCAAACTGGTAAATAATTAGACCACGAAAACTATAAAATAAAAAAGGAGTATATCACCTCCCCTCACACTGCAATAGGGATACCATGGCAGTAGTGGTCGAAGCCTCAGCATTGTGCTGGGGCTTTTTTTGTGGTATAATAGTATTGGTTTTGAGAATAGCCTTCATAGGTAGACGCCGCCCTTTTAT